AATTGGAATATCCTGCTACTATAGCTGATCCAGATATAGCTTCAATAAAATTTCCCATAGAGTATGGTTCCATTACTCTAAATTGCATAGATGTTCCTAACGAAACATTTGTATTAGGATTAGGTGCAACAACTGCATCCATTTCAATTTCGTCTATAAAGTATTCCGCATGTCCAGGATTTTGATTGTTAGCTTCGTCGTCTACTTGATATCTAGTCTTATAGTCGCCGCCGCCTGATCTAATTATATAATTCTTAAATCCGCCAGCTTTTCGATACTGACTAGGATTATTATATTCTTCAGCACTAAGAATTCCTAATGTAACAACATAGTTATGGCTACTGAAATTACGTAAAGGATTAGGTAATTTACTATATGATGCGCCAGCTCTTTCAGATCTGCTAAATGCAGCTTGTGGCAAATCTTTAAATTGTCCAATATTTCTATCTTGTGCTACTGGACTTACAGAAAAAGGTTTAAATGTACTAGATGTATAATCACTAAATGGACTTTCTGTTGAAAGCTGAGTAACAACTTCTCTAATGCCGTCATATCTTTCTCCAATTGGTGATGTTAATTCAGCAACACTACGAGGAACTACTGATATAGGATTGTTTATAATATTTTGCAATTCGGGTGCATTACTTGTTATATTTGACAATGCACTTAATGTGCCTGAACTAATATTTGCTGCTTTAAACCCGCCAAGTAAATTTGTATTTGATAATCCTGAACTAATATTTGCTGCTTTAAACCCGCCAAATAAATTTGTATTTGATAATCCTGATAACTGTCCTAAGTTAAGTCCTCCGGTTAACGGACCTAAACTCCTTCCAGCAAGACTTCCAACATCCAACGACCCATTTAGTACATCTGTTATTCCTCCAGAAATACCTTTTATGCCTTGTGCATTTCTTTGTACATTTGAAAAAATGTCTTCTGCCCTTTTAGAAAGGGTTACTGCTTGGCTTCCTACTCTCGAATTTCCAGGAACTAGTGATTGAATATCTCCTGTTAATGCACTTACACTTCTAAAAGTATTTTGTAAAGATGAATTACCACTTAAATTATTAATTATTCCTCCAGCAGAATTTGCACTCGAAAAAACACTTCCTAAACTACTAGCATTACCAGAAATCTGGCCTATACTACTTGAAATTCTTCCAATATTCTTTTGAACATTGTTAAATTGATCAAGTGCTGATGATACTTGGCCAAACTGCCCTAATCCTCTGTTTAAAGCGGTGTTTGTATTTGCAATATCTCTAAGAGGATTATTAAATCTAAACGCCATTAGTACCCCAGTCTTGTTCTAAGATTACTGCCCTGTGGTAGATAAATTTTTGTTCCGATTGTAAAATCAAAAATTGGATCTTTAAGTATTTCAGGATTTCTTTGTGTAAAAACCCACCACAATTCTTTTTTTCCATACATATCGTATGCTAATAAATCTGGTCTAAGATTGTATGCTGGTTTAATTTCATAAAGTACATCATCTCCTGCAACAGGAATGGCCCTAGGAACAAGAATGTCAAGATATCCAGCTGAATTAATTTTTGTATTTGCATATGGACTTAAATTAGTTGACATTATACCCACCCCTCAGGGTTGCCTATATGCTTTCCTTCCATGTAATCGTTTAAACTAAATCTTGCATGGCTTCGTCTTGCATATTGTGGCTGTAATGTAACTGTAAATGTTCCTCTAGTAGGAACAAAGTTTATTTCGCCGTTTACTTCACATTCGATGTAATCTACATCCTGGGGCATGTCAGTAGTGAAGTTTGTGATAACTACTGGAATGTCGTTTAATACATGTTTACCGTATCCGTTTAATCTAGAGACAAGTGGTGGCGCTCCTAAAGGATCACTTTCACCGTAAAACATTTTTGTCATTGTTCTAAAAAAATGTAATGCTGCAATCCAGTATTTTGCATCTCGTTCATTCTCTTGAATAAATTCTCCAGTAACTGTCATGTTATCAATTTGACTGTTTTCGTATGCATAAAAAGGATGATTTGTGTGTACAGGCTGTACCGACGAATAATTTGCTGTACTACCTAATAATATAGTAGGCGTATAAGGAAAAATTAATTTCTTTAGCTCCATTAACGGAGCAAGTATATTTCCGCTAAGTTGATTCGGAACACTAAGACTTACACGCCAATCATCTGATTCACTTGCTCTAGCAGATGGCCCTACTTTAACATTAGTAAATTCATTTCTTTTCGGTGCAGCTTCGGGACCAACATTCTGATCAAAATTTTGTGCCATTCTGTTTGCTGTTCCAACACCTCGGCCTTGGCCGTAATTAGCGTAAGAGTTTGGCGGCTGCCAGTTTCCTGTATTGGCATCAGCGTTAAACCCTAAATCTACATCGCCATTTGGTAGTCGTGTCATTTCTCTAATCTCCACTAGTATTTAGTTGACAAAATTATCAGAGTATATTATAATAAATATATAACTTAGGAGACTACCTTGAGAAAAAGAAACTATCTTAACAACAGAGATATTCTAAAAGAAATTCACAAATCAAAAAACACATTTAACAGTTATGTTGAAAAAAGTCACGGCGATTACGATATTATTTTAGATAGTGTTGATAAAATCAACATAAGAACTATTGCAGAAGCAAAACGTAACAAAGCAAAACGTCTTTCAACTGAAGCATATGAAGAACGTAAAATGGCAGGTGAGAAAGTTAAACAGGCAGATTGCGAAGTAAAGTATACAAGTATTACTAAAGAAGAATTAATCTTTCGTGTAATGACTTTTGATCATATTCCGGAAGAGCCCGGACGCAAAAAGAACCCAAAGACTATAGCTGATACTAAAACTAAACTAAACTTTCCACCTTTTCACCATTACAAGTTTAATGACGCCGGTGAACTTATATTAGTTGGAAAAAGTCATTGGCAGGGTGGTATGGAGAACGGACATTTTTCAAAAGAACATGGGAAAGCAACAGACAATCTTGCATTAATGTGGATCAAACTATGCGAACGCTATGCAACTAGAGGCAATGTGCGTGGATATACATATAATGATGAAATGCGAGGACAAGCAATTCTACAGTTAGCACAAATCGGCTTACAGTTTGACGAATCTAAATCACAAAACCCTTTTGCATACTATACAGCCGCAGTTACTAACAGTTTTGTTCGTGTTATTAATATCGAAAAACGAAATCAAAACATACGAGACGATATTCTTGAAATGAACGATCTTAATCCTAGTTATACTAGACAAAATCAAGGCGAATGGGAAGCAAGTGTTAAGAGAAACGAAGAAGCAAGTGCTTCTGTCTATTCCGGAAAAAAATAGTTGACAAGTGTATAATTACATAGTATACTTTAACAAGTATATATGGAGGATATTCTTTGTTTAAGAAAGCTGCGGTGTTTACAGACATCCATTTCGGTCTAAAAGGCAATAGTCGTGTTCACAACGAAGACTGTGAAGAATTTATTGACTGGTTTATCGAGCAAGCAAAAGCAAATGGGTGCGAAACTGCACTTTTTTGCGGTGACTGGCACCATAATCGAAACAGCCTTAACCTTACTACTATGGATGCAACCATCCGTAGCATGGAAAAGCTCGGACAAGCATTCGAACAGTGCTTAATGTTTGTTGGTAATCATGACTTGTATTACAAAGACAAGAGAGATGTTAGTTCAACAGAGTTTGCAAGGCATATTCCGGGCATTACTGTAGTTGATACTATCATGGAGAGTGACGATGTTGCGCTTGTTCCGTGGTTAGTAGGTGACGAGTGGAAGAAAATGGAAAAGATCAAATCCAAATATCTGTTTGGTCACTTTGAACTTCCTAGCTTCTATATGAATGCATTAGTTAAGATGCCCGATCACGGTGACTTAAAGGTAGAACACTTTAAAAATCAAGAGTATGTGTTTAGTGGTCACTTTCATAAGCGGCAAAAGCAAGGCAAGGTACATTATATTGGTAATGCGTTTCCTCATAACTATGCAGATGCTTGGGATGACGATCGTGGCATGATGATTCTTGACAAAGAAAACAATCTAGAACCGGAGTATATTAATTGGCCGAACTGTCCTAAGTATCGTACAGTAAAGCTAAGTCAGTTGTTAGATGATACTGACAATCTTATTAAACCTAAAATGTATTTGCGTGTTACACTTGACTTGCCTGTTAGCTATGAAGAAGCAAACTTTCTCAAAGAAACATTTATTACACAATACAAATGCAGAGAAATTACACTTATTCCTCAAAAACAAATTGAAGAAATTAGTACTGACTTGGACATTACACAATTTGAAAGTGTTGATCAAATTGTAGCAAGTGAAATTGCAGAACTTGACACAGAAAACTTTAATAAAAAGATGCTACTAGACATTTATAACGGATTGTACCACTAAATGATTAAGATCAAAGATTTAACCGTAAAAAACTTCATGAGTGTGGGCAATCAGACTCAAGCTGTAGACTTTAACAGAGAGCAACTAACCCTTGTACTAGGTGAAAACTTAGATCAAGGTGGCGATGATAGTGGATCACGTAATGGTACAGGCAAAACTACTATTATTAATGCACTCAGCTACGCATTATACGGAAAAGCACTTACAAATATCAGAGCAAACAATTTAATTAACAAAACTAACTCAAAAGGCATGTTAGTAACGCTTCATTTTGAAAAGAACGGACAAGACTACAGAATCGAACGTGGTAGATCTCCAAATGTCCTTAAATTCTTTATTAATGATCAAGAACAAGCAATGACAGACGAGTCACAAGGCGACAGTCGCAAGACACAAGAGTCGATTGGTGAATTATTAGGCATGAGCCACGATATGTTTAAGCATATTGTTGCACTAAACACATATTCAGAACCTTTTTTGAGTATGAGGCAAAATGATCAACGTGCTATTATTGAACAATTGTTAGGTATTACATTATTGTCTGAAAAAGCAGAAATGTTAAAGGAACAAGTTCGAAAATCTAAGGATGCAATTACTGAAGAGACTCTTAAGATTGAAGCAATACAAACTGCTAACAGTAAAATCGAATCTACTATTGAAAGTTTAGTTAGCAGACAACGGGCATGGAGAAATTCTCAACAACAAACAGTTGATAAACTTGAAAAAGGGATTCAAGAGCTAGAACAGCTAGATATCGAAAAAGAACTTGAATCACACGAAAAGTTGTCAAACTGGAACGAACATAATAGTGCTATTTTGGCCCTTAAAAAAGAATTAAGCACATTAGAGCCAGCACTATTACGTGCTGACAGGAGTGTTGAAAAGGCAAATAAAGATATCTTAGAATTAGAAGATGCTATGTGCTATACATGTGGTCAAGAGTTACATGCAGATAAAAAATTAGAGATTGCAGAGCGTAAAACAAAAGAATTAGATGATGCAGTTGCATATCAAAAAGAAATTACTGATAAAATATCAAATGTTGCAGTATCATTAGAAAAAATAGGTGATATCAACGGTAAGCCTAGTACATTCTACGAAACAGCCAAGGAAGCATATGAGCATCGAAGCAATGTAGACAACTTAAAGCAAACATTATCAAGTAAACAACAAGAAGAAGATCCTTATCAAGTACAGATTGACGATTTAAACAACACAGCTATTCAACAAATTAATTGGGATAACGTAAACGAACTTACAAGCTACAAGGAACACCAAGAGTTCTTGCTTAAACTGTTGACAAACAAAGATTCATTCATTCGTAAGAAGATTATTGATCAGAATCTAGCATATCTGAACAATAGACTTACATACTATCTTGACAAACTAGGATTACCGCATCAAGTTCTGTTCCAGAATGACTTAAATGTTGAAATTACACAGCTAGGACAGGATCTAGACTTTGATAACTTGTCAAGAGGTGAACGCAACAGACTTATACTTGGTCTTAGCTTTGCATTTCGTGATGTTTGGGAGAGTTTGTATCAACATATTAACTTATTGTTCATTGACGAGCTAATTGACAGCGGCATGGACACTGCTGGTGTTGAAAATTCACTAGGTATTCTTAAAAAGATGGGTAGAGAACGTGACAAAAACATTTATTTGATCAGTCACAAAGACGAATTAGTAGGGCGTGTTAATCATGTACTAAAAGTAATTAAGGAAAATGGCTTTACAAGCTATGAGAACGACATTGAAATTGTCGAGTAGGAGATATAATTGATTGATTTTATAATATTTGGAATAGTAGACAATGCTATAATGATTCTAGGCGCCATGACAGGACTTAGTGTTGAAAAGTACTTGCCTAAAGCATTCCAAAAAGGAATTGGCACTGTAATGGGTGCTGGTATAGGCAATGCCGTAAGCGACTTTATGGGCGGAGCAAGTACTGCTAGTTGGGATCTTGCATTTGGAACAGCCATTGGTTGTATTATTGGCTTAATATTCATTCCTATATTTAATATAGTAGCAAAAAAGTACAATGACCGATAGTAACGACACACATGACGACTTAGCACAGGCGTACCTAGAATACTTTCGTGCTAACGAACTGTTTGAAAGACGAAACAGTGTAAGAACACATCGATATGTCCGTAAATGCTTACGTGACATACGTAGTTTAGCAAAAGAACGAATGGAAGAAGTACATATTAAGTACCAAACCAAAAAAGAGGCGAATAAAAAATAGGCACGGTAAGTAACACATGCAGTGGACTTACCAAGGGAAAACAATTGACTCTATACCAGATGAGTATGAAGGATTTGTTTACCTTATCACTAACAAGACCACAGGCCAAAAATACGTAGGCAAGAAACTAGCAAAATTTAAAACCACTAAGCCACCTCTAAAAGGCAAGAAAAACAAAAGACGCGGTTACAAAGAAAGCGACTGGAAGACTTACTGGGGTTCCAGTGATAGGCTAAACGCAGATGTAGCAGCACTAGGCGAAGAAAACTTCACAAGAGAAATATTATACCTATGTAAAGGTAGGGGCGAAATGTCCTACATAGAGGCACGAGAGCAGTTTGATAGACGAGTACTTGAAACTGATGATTACTACAACGGTATCATTAATGTTAGAGTAGGCGGATCAGACAAACTAAAGCAGGCATTGCTAGAACATCACATCCAGGCAAAACAATCCAACACATAAGGTTGGCGGGCCAGATTGAAAATACCGCTGTGGAAAAGGCTAGGGTGATACCTGCACACGTAACATACTGATTGACTACCCAGAGGTAGGAAGCCATCAAACAAATTGGGCTCACTAGTTGGTATAGATAGACTGTTGGCTGTCGAAAAACACAAACACAGTACATAAAAACTCTTTAGCAATAGGAACGAAGCGAGAGGTAATGTATTATATAGAAAGCATAAGAGCGTCTTATGCACTCTTTATGTTACATATGTCGACGTAGGTTGGGAAAGGTCAGAGCCCATTGTACTTTGTGTATAAACAATTACCTACTTCCAATGTCTCGGCTGGTGCAGACTCACATGAAGCGCATTTTGAGATTAGATGGGACCGTAACAGGTTCCGTCTGACTGAAACAATCTACATGAAACTTAAACATTATCACTTACGTGATAATGCATCTTCATATAATATATCATTTCTATCACGCATAATTAAATACGAAGTAAGTAGTTTGAGCGTTAGCGAAAACAAATATCTACGAAGTAGATATTCAAAAAGTTAAATAAATACATTATAATCACAAAGGAATCGTTTGACATGAAGATCGCTGAAATATCTGAACTAGAACAAAAACAAATTGATGAAGCACCTGCTGGAATGCTAGGACAATTTGCTAAAAGAGCTGGTGCTGCTGTACTCAGCAAAGTACCTGGAATGGGTAATGTAGCAGCAAATTTAACAGGTAAAGCTGACGTAGGTAAAACAGCAAACGATGTTTATAAAAAATTTAGTCAATATCTTGGCACACAGCAGAAAAATATTAAGACAGCAACCGGCGACGATTTATCAAACTTCCTTCAAAACACTTACAATTACAATCAAGCCAAAGTTCCCCAAGGTGTACTAAACAAGCAACAGGCTTATGATGTTATTATGCAAATGGCTAAAGATGGCTACGCTCAAATGGGCAAGGGTAAAGGAGCCGGAGGCGGACAGCAACAAGGCGGACAGCAACAAGG